CTGGATATAGTGTTGAAGTTCCTAGAGATAAGTTAGAAAAAGGTATATTGCACTTGGACAGTAGTGAAGTCTCATTTCCGATGGCCTCGTTAGGGACCATCCCAACTGAGTCATCGCTAGCTGACCCTACTCAGAAATCCCCTTTTCGATACGAAGACCTTAGAAGTTTAACCTATCTAGGTAAACTGCCAGGTCGAGTTGAGATAAATCGGAAATCTAAAGTAGTTAAGACAAAGTTTCACGATGAAGTACGGGAGCAGATGGAAAAATTCTTTGATTTGTCTAAATTGGAAGAGTATGGACCGCCATTAATGAAACCTAAAATCATTGATGACGAGTACGTATCACCCTACAATTTGGCCCTTAAGAAGATGTCGAAAATCTCACCACCTCTAGATCCTGCTATTATTGAGAAGATAACGGAAATTTATGCTGATCGAATAGTTAATGGTCTAAGGGAGAGGGGTATCGACAAGCTTAATCCACTCACCATGCATGATGCTATCAATGGGCCGAAAGATGACCCTTTCATTCGGCGCATTAATGCAAATACTGCAGCAGGGCACGGTTTTACTGGTAAGAAAAGTAACTACTTTGAATTAGGAGAGGATGGTGTAACTCGTTATGCCACTCCTTATCTTGAGGAAAGAGTAACTCAAATTCTAAACACTTATAAAAATGGTGATTCAGTGAATCCTGTGTACACAGCTCATTTAAAGGATGAACCAAGGACTCGGGAAAAAATTAAGATGGGAAAGACGCGCGTATTTTATGCTGCTCCTCTGGACCACTTAATTGTTTCTCGTATGTTCTTAAGTCCTTTTTATTCGCTTATGGTTGAATTTAACGATTTATTCTGTTGTGCTGTTGGATACAACATGCACCAACAAGCAGGAGATATTGTTAAAAGATTAGGTACCAAATCTCTAAAACGTATTATTGAAGGTGATATCAAAGATTTTGATGTCTCCGTACCTTTTGAGATTGGTAGTGCCTCTTCGACAGTGGTTTACAAAGTTTTACAGCGAATGGGA